AGAAACAGTATCAGAAGAAGATTACGCTAAGGCTAAACAAAAAGCTGAGAAGAATCTAAAAAAAGACCCTAATCACTACCTACACTTATTAGCAGGAGAATCTAAAAAAGTAGATAAACATGATCAAATGGTTCCGGTAAAAAAGAACAATCATGTAGACACTATTAATGGATTAAAAAAAGCTGAATTAAGAGAGGGGATAGATTCTACGTTAGATCCTTATGAAGATAGAAATGTAATTTTAAAGCAAGTAATGGCTTTACTTGTTAGAGAAAAAGGAGCAAGCAGAGAAGAGCTTAAAGGCTTTATCAGCACTCATATGGAAGACATATTAAATGCTCCTGATGATGCAGCAATCGTAGATGAATTCGAACAATACATTTCAGTTAATAATGATTATGTAGACGAAAAGAAAGGTAAAGATCATGACGGAGATGGAGACATCGATTCAGATGATTATATGATGGCTAAAGATAAAGCTATTAAGGGGACAAAGAGTGAAGCAATAGGAGGACCAGATCATCAAAAACTAGAAGATTTGGGATATAGTGCTGGAGAAAAAGCATTAATGAGTATAGACGATAAAATCTTCAATCATCCGAACTTTGATAGTTTTGTAGGTGGTTTTATGAAAGGGTTTAAAGATCATCTGGAAGCAAGCCAAGACTATGCATCACATTCTGTTAACGAAGGTAGACGTAGAAAAATGAAAGGCGGTAAAGTCGTAACAGAAAATGATTACGAAACCGGAGGATATGTAGAATCTATGGGGCCAAGATTAGATAAGGCACTCAAAGCACTTACAATCGTTTGGGATGAATGGAAAAACGGTCCAGCTACAGAGCCTGGAATGGTTCCTTTTGCTAAAAAAGACTTAGTAAGTTATATTGACAGTAAGATACTAGAAGCAGACGACATTGCAGAAGAGAATATAGAAGAAGATTATAAACCTTCACATAGAGCCTACAATGTTATTGATGGAAAGGGTAATATAGTATATAAAGAACTTCCACGCCACACCGCAATAGAGAAAGCATCAGAAAGAGAAGACTATGGATTCATAGCAACAGATAGCTTAGCAGAAGATAATATTGAAGAGCATCAAGAATTAAAAGAAGCTTTTAAAGCTATAATTTCTAAAGTACTTCAAGAAGAAGTAATAAACGAAGCAGCAACAGGTAACTTATCTAAAGTAGCTACTTCTTATGACGATTTCGAAGGAATGCAAACAGCTGTTAACAGTTTAGAAAATGTAGTAACAGAAGTTGAGTCATTCTATTCAAAGACTAAAGAAAAGATACAAAAAGTATACGATAGCTTTAAAGATATTAAGAACGCAGAAGGATTAGCAGTAGGTGCTATGTTAGCACCAGCTATAGAATCAGCATTTAAGAAAGACTTAATACCTGTAACAGAAAAAGGGTTCACTAGAGGGTTAGAAATGCCTAAAGTAAAAATGTTAGAAACAGACGGTATAGCAGAAGAAGAATTGGATGAGAAGGAAACAGTTTTTACTCCTATTAATGAGGCATTAAATAAAGAGCTTATTAAGTTTGGACCTGATTTAATGAAAAGATTAAAAACCGCAGGATTTCAAACAGGGTTATTCAAAGGACAGGGAATGGTTCCAGTAGAAGCTCAAAAGAAAATTAAAGCTAACCCAAAATTAGCAGGTATTGCATACAAAAGATACCCTGACGGGTATGAATTCCTTGAGGTATCAGTTCAAAGAGAAAAAGGAGCAGAGCTAGAAAAAGTTGCAAAATACTTCTCAACACCAGAAGGTCAATATGGACCAGATAAAGATGCGGGATGGGTAGTTAAAAACATCCGTAATGTAAATACTGGAGATATCTACAGAAGTAACATAGGAGGAATGAATGGTTTAGCTACTATAACTTACTTTAGAGCAGAAGAAGCAGACAGTGGTAGATATGGAACAGATAAAGTAAAAACTACAGATAAAATAGCTGCAGAAGGTAAGAAGTATAAATACTCTAAAAGAAAGTAAACTATGGCAAATGTATTAGTAAATGTTACACCATTTAAATCTATCCTTAAAGAATCTAAGGAAAGACCAGGAGTATATGAAGTTGAAGGAGTAATGCAACGAGCTGGTGCAAAAAACCAAAATGGAAGAATATACGAAAAAGATCTCTTAATGAGAGAGGCTAAGAAGTATGTTGATGAATTCGTTAAAAACGGAAACGCTTTTGGTGAATTAGATCATCCAGAGTCAGCTGTAGTATCCCTTAAGAACGCTTCTCATGTAGTTAAAGACCTATATTGGAATGGAGACGACTTAATGGGAAAAGTAGAACTACTCAATACACCAGCAGGTAATATAGTAAAAGAGATAATTAAAGCAGGACATACCATAGGAATCTCTTCTAGAGGTACCGGTTCAGTACAACAAACAAATGAAGGGTACTTAGAAGTACAATCAGATTTTGAATTAGTATGTTGGGACTTTGTATCTAATCCTTCTACACACGGAGCTTTCATGAATCCCGTATCATTAAACGAAGGAATACAAAAAGATAACAAGTACGGAAAGGTGCATAATCTAATTAACGATATACTTAGAGCATAATGAAGACATTTGACATGCACCAACAGTAACACGTAATACACTAAAACCTTCCCAGAAATGGAAAGGTTTTTTTGTTTTTGTAAAACGTATATATTTATATACAAATATACAGTTCCTTATACTGTATTAGATAAAGAAAAAAACTTCACATTACGATTACAATAATCGTACGAACACACACAAATTTTATTAAAAATGGCAAACAAAGATTTATTCAAGCAAGCTATTGCTGAAGCTAAATCTGTAAGAGAAGCTGCTATTGCTAATGCTAAAGAAGCTTTGGAAGAGACTTTAACTCCTCACCTTAAAGATATGTTAGCTGCTAAACTTCAAGAGATGGATGATTCATCCACCGATGAAGAAGTAGTTAAAGAAATCGAAGGAGATGTAGAAGAAGGAATGGACAAAGATAATAAAGACGAAGCAATAGAAGAAACTTTCACAGAAGAGGAAGAAGTAGAAGATGCTGAAGAAGCGGACATTGATTCAGAAGAATCTGAAGAGGAAGCTGAAGAAGAAGAGGTAGAGGTAAAGGACATGGAAGTGGACGACCTTAAGGACCTAATTCGTGATATTATATCTCAAGAAATGGGAGCTGAAGGAGAGGAAGAAATTCCTGGACAAGAGTTACCAGCAGATGATATGATAGGAGCGGAAGACGAAGAAGAGATTGACTTAGACGAACTGTTAAAAGAAATTACAGAAATGAACTACGAAGAAGATTCTAACGAAGCAGAAGTACCTGCAACAGAAGAAGTATTAAACGAAGTAGATCCTGTAACAGTAGGAGCAGGAGTTGCAGCACTTTTCGGAGCTGGAGCAGGAATTACACACCTAATGGACAAATTAGAAGCAGGTGAATTCGGCGAAAAAGGTAAGAAATTAGCTTTAGGATTAAGAAAGGCTGGATCAACAGCAGCTAACATTAGAGAAGAAGAAATAGACGAAGTACGCCCAGGCTACGGAGTTGGTGAATTCGGAGACCCAATGGAAAATGATTTAGTAAAGGCAGTAATGTTCTTAGCCAAACATGCTAAAAAAGCAGGTAAGAAAGTAGGTGACTTTGTTAAAGATATTGAATTAGGTAAAATGTCTGACGCTATGAAAGAAATTGAATTAGAAGAAACTAGTGAACTAGAAGAAGCTATGACAACTATTGAAGAGTTGAAAGGTCAGTTACAAGAAGTAAATCTTCTTAACGCTAAGTTACTTTATGTAAATAAAGTTTTCAAATCAAGTAGTTTAACTGAATCGCAAAAAGTAAGTGTTATCGCTGCATTCGATAAAGCCGAAACAGTTAAAGAAGTAAAATTAGTATTCGAAACTGTATCTGATAACGTAGTTGGTAAAACTACTAAAAGTACAATTAAAGAAGCTAGATTAGGTATGGCAAGTAAAGCAACTGGAACAACAGCTTCTAAACCAGAAGTAATTTCAGAAGTAAGCGATGCTGTAAAAAGAATGCAAAAATTAGCAGGAATTATAAAATAAATAAAAAAAAGACAAATTTTAATTATGGAAATTAATCAATTATTAGAAGGGTCTCAAAGTAACTTCAAAAACTTGCAAGCAGATGCTTCTCGTTTAGCGGACAAATGGACTCAATCAGGACTCTTAGAAGGATATACTAACGAGATCGAGAAAAACAACATGGCTATGATTCTTGAGAATCAAGCAAAACAGATTGTAACTGAAGGATCTTCAACTGGAACTGGATCATCATTCAGCGCTGCTGGAGGAGAACAGTGGGCAGGAGTAGCTTTACCATTAGTACGTAAGGTATTCGCTCAAATCGCAGCTAAAGACTTTGTATCTGTACAACCAATGAACTTACCTTCAGGACTTGTATTTTACTTAGACTTTAAATACGGAACAGCTAAAGACGGAGCAGCTGCAAATACGAATATGTACGGTAACGTATCTACTGCTAACGATAAAATGGAAGTTACTGACGAAGTATCAGGTGGACTATACGGAGCAGGTAGATTTGGATACTCAATCAATACAGTACCAGCAGATCCTGCAGCTGTAGCAGTAGCAGCAGCAGAATTAGTAGACATAAACTACGATGCAGAGTTAACATTAGCAAATTATGAGACAGTTACTATCGCTTTACCAGCAAATGCAGATAAAGAAGGAGTAAGAGCTTTCAGTCTTGCAGGAGCAGCAGTATTGCCTCAGTACACAAAAATTGAAGGAGCTAATGTAGTATTTGTACAAGCAGTAGCAGGTGGTCTAGCAAATGCAGCTAGTGTGGTACTAAATTACCACGTAGCACCAGCTGATAATGCAAGAGGAGACTTTGAAGATTCTAATCCATCAGCACCAATTGAAATCCCAGAAATCAACGTAGAACTTGCTTCTGAAGCAATTGTAGCTAAGACTAGAAAGTTAAAAGCACAATGGACACCAGAATTCTCTCAAGATCTTAACGCATACCACAGTATTGATGCTGAGGCTGAGTTAACTTCTTTATTAAGCGAGTACATCTCAATGGAGATTGACTTAGAGATCTTAGATATGTTAATTCAAGGAGCTGTAACTACTGAAAACTGGTCAGCTGTTAACAATAAGACTTGGGATGGATCAACTTGGTCAACAAGTAGTGCAGCTAGTTCTGATTTTTACAATACTCAAGGACAGTGGTTCCAAACATTAGGAACTAAAATCCAAAAAGTATCTAACAAAATTCACCAGAAAACGTTAAGAGGTGGAGCAAACTTCTTAGTATGT